CTCCAATGCCAAAGAAAGCATATGGATTTACTTCATACGGAACAGCGCAATAGGGTATGCGCTTTGGTAAGAATGGGTTGACCACAAACCGTAGCACTTCACCATTACATATCCACACGTTTACCTGTAGTTCGTTTACGTCTTCATATTCTTCTGGTATTTCTATGCCAGAATCTTCTACAAGTTCTCTGTCCATTACACCCCAATACTCTAGGGCTTCATATCTGTATGTATCGTATCCACGCGAACTCTCTTCGTCTTGAGAGTCGAGTAGGCTAGACTCCCACCATTTAATGTTGTAGTTCTGGCCTATGTCTATTGCTTCTGCGATTGCTTCTTCTCTAAAGAAGGGGCGTGTTCGTAGATTTCTTAATTGTGTTTTAGTAAGTTTGTGACGCTCTATTACGTAGTCGCACTCTTCCATGTTAGATGCGTCAGGGTCAGGGTAGAAGTTCCAAGCAGAAACGTAAGATACTTTAGGAACTGTCTTAATTGTTGGATCGTATTCACCCTCATCATTCCAGTTTGCATATTCTTTGGTTGTAGCAAACGGCCCTTTAAGTACACCCGTACCAAACAGAGCGCACTCAAATGCAGTGTTTCTCAGGTGCATACTAGCATCAGATTCTTCTAGCTGATCTTTTATCTGCTTCTCCATCATCTTTGCAGCTACCATTGCAGGATGAAAATTAACAGCAGATTGCGTTATACCAAAGCCCTCTTTCAACGTATCTACGTCTTCTAGTATATCTTTTAGTGGGCCTAGTTTTTCTGACAGGTCTGTTAGCTCTGTAGCACCAGCAGGTAATACTTTACCATCGCCCTCAAACCCGTATAGATCTTTTGGCATTTCGCCAACGTCTACATCTTTAGGTTCGTTAGGGTCAAAGTTTACAGTTTCGGCTACACCCTCTGGTAAAGTTGTTGGCTCGATAGATAGAGGAAACTCATTGTTTGCAAGTAGTACATCTACTAATTGACTGTACGCTGCTAACACTTTTGTCTTTGTTACTTTTATAAATACGCGAGACTTCTCTGCCTCAGTAAACTGTACGTCAGGAGAATATATACCCCTGTAGTTTTTATATGCACGTATCCAGTTTGACTCTTCCTGATACTTCGCATCCTCTGCCCTAGAAAATAATTTGTATATGTGGTCAGTTATAGTGGACGCATCTTCTGTTGCTTGGCTACCATCTTCCAAATAAGAACTGGTGCTATCTTCTAAAAAGTCTGTTTCGTCAGCCATGCTCTACCTTCTCTCAATATCCAAATACTGCATCAGCAGGTTTAAATTGTTCTTTAGGCGATGTTGCAGGATCTAGATCAAATATATTTCTAGGCACTGGTCTAGATTGTATTCCGTATCTTAGCGCATCATACAGATGGTCTTCTGCGTGTGTGTCTATGTCCTCTGGATTTCTTTTGTCTAATGGCAAGATAGGTAATTGTGCAATCAAATTTGTACACGTATTAAATATCTGTATCCCAGGCATATCAGTATCTTCATCTACACGTAGTAGTCTGTGTACTTCGTTTTTACCACTCACCCTACTACCTCTACTTCTATCTGATGGCCTAAACTTACAACCCTCTAGTATCATTTGCTCTGCTAAACTAGGGCCTGTATCACCTCTTTTGTGCCAACAGGAGGAGTCTAAAACTCCATACGCCATCTTACCATCTTGGCTTTCTAAATTCAATATAATTCTGGCTAACTCTACTGCCAAAACTTTTCTTACGTACAACTCCCTGTATACAACTAGTGTGTCATCTGGCGTAACTGCAAACCATAGTACAGCAGAGTAAGATCCATATCCGTAGTCACAGGCCCTAAACTTTCTCCACCCACTAGGTATATCGTATGGCTCTATTACGTGGGTCTTTCTGTCAAACTCCGTAAATGCTGCACCCTCTGCAATATCCCAACTTCCATATAGTAGTTGCTTTCTTTGTACCTCTGGTAGAGACAGTAGCATCGTTTCGTAATCGCCCTGATTATAAAGGTATGGATTATCTTTTAAACTAGCAGGTATAAACCTTCTTTGGAACAATGGCTCCCCTGCTTTGCTATGGCCCTTTGGATACCGTAATATCTCCTTTGTCTCAGGATCTCTAGCCCAAAACGATTTGTTTGGGGTTGCTGGATCTATGAACATCTTCTTAACCCAAGAATGTCCTGGCCCTCCTGGGTTTGTAGTAGCCCTCATATATACTTTTATCTCAGGGTTTGTTGACCTTAATCGAGATCTGAGATAATCCCAAGGAAACGCTGTAGGATATTGCGTAAGCTCGTCAAAACCCACGTACGAAAAGCTCTGACCTTGGTAACGAAGTACGTCTTTATCCTGTTCCAGATACGTGAGCCAAATTCTCGCACCCGAAGGAAAAGTCCATTGACTCTTTCTTTCAGACCATTTGGCCCCACGATAAAACTTCGGATACAGTTCCGTAGATTTGTGAATAAGTTCCCTAAGTTCGTCATTTGTTCTCCTAAGTATTAATGCGCTATGGTCAGCGTGTTGACAATATCTCAACGGGTCTATCAATAGCGCAAAACTTTTACCTCCTCCAGCAGCACCACCATATAATACTTCTCGCTCTGGTGCATCTATAAACTCTTGTTGTGGCCCCTCGTTTAACGTAACATAACTAGAGTTAGTTTGTTCTTTTTGTTCTTCGCTAGGCGAGGAGTTTGTCTGCCCATTCGGTGTCGATTCTATCTCCTCTTTGTTCAACTGAAGCGTAGAGGATTTTTTCTTGGATGCTCTTTTCCTTTTCGGCATACTCTTTCGCTTTGGAGGCATAATGTCTGTACGATTGGACTGCATTCTGTCTATCTCTTTCTCTATTTACTAATTTGTGTAAAGCCTGATAGGTTATAGTTCTACCCGTTTTAGCAGACAACCATCTGGAAACTTCCCTATAACTACAAGTCTTCAAGTACTCTTTAGCCTCAAGTAGCGCATCTAACTGATCCTGTATAGGCAACAGTATAGTATCGTCATTCGGATCAGCCTCATACCCAAACGGTATCTGTCGGCTCTTTCTTACAACTGGCCTCCAAGTATTCTTAGTGGGTGTTTTTTCCATTGTCCTCATCTTCTTCGTATTTAGGCTCTGCCTTTGGTGCAAACATTATCATACTTTGTGGCTCTGCCTGTACGGATATACGCTCCGTTTTGACTATGCCCGTTCTATCTAGGATTTCACGGGCTGCTGATATTCTATCTCGATTACCTAAAGCGGTAGGGTCAGTCAATACGCCCGTCATTGCCATTGCTGCCATCGGCCCATTCGACGCTAGATACATTTGCGTCCTATCTATTATTTCGTTCTGTAGTGTTTGCAATACGGTGCTAGTCTTTGTGTTTTCGCTATACCCTGCAATCTTCATAGCAGTTCGTATGTTGCCATTGGCATCGTCAAATAGGCAGTCTAGAAATGCCCTCTGTCTATCTGTTAGTTCTTTTGCCATTAGATTTTCTAGCTTTCTTTTGTTTGTAGTCCTGCATTATTCGGGCAATGCGTCTTCTCTCTGCATTAGATATAGCCCCACCACCCTTCATACCAAGTGGCTTCTTAAATTTAGTGGTGGCAGCTGACCTTGCGGTCATGCCCCCCATACGCAAGTCGGGCCTACCTGCTGGATACGCAAAGTGACCCTCTGATTTGTAGCCTACATCAGAATCAGGATCATCGTCTGGTATGTCTGTAAAGCGTATATCACGGCCCAGTAATTTACTTACAAATTGTTCCATTATGTTTCTATCTTCTGGAGCAGATAGTAAAGCATCTTCTAACCTGCTTCTATCAGGTTTTAAGGGCATAGAATCTTGTGGCCCACCATATTGCATATTATTATTAAGTTTTTTTGGTACTGCTTGAGTTTGTTTTCGTGACGTTGGTTTTTCTCTAGGTATAGGTGGAGAAAGTGGTTTTTTACGTGGAATAGGCACTTGCCGTTGTTGTTGTTTTTGTTGTTGTTGTTGTGCTTTTTTAAAAAGAGGTATGTCTCTACCCGCATCTAACTCTGCACCCATACCCAAGTTGCCTAAACGTCTAGTTATTTTACTTGCCCTAGACTTTAAACTTTCTATCTCTCTTTTATTTTTTTGCACTTGTAATGCAGTTAAATTACCACTATTGTTTAAGTTTTCTAGTTTGCGTATTTTTTCTCTTATTTCGTTTAAGTTCATAACAAAATTTTCCCAAATAGTAAAAGGCAGGGTATCCGCACCAATAAGGACTACGAACAACCCTGCCGTACCCTACCGTCTGTCCAAACCTAGACCACAACAAACCTCGCAAGAATAAGCATAGCTAGGTTGGCTGGTCTTCCCCCTCTTTAGATTTAAGTATGCCCTTACTATCGGTGTAACCCTCTTCACGCAACAGCTTACATACCTCGCCCAACTTCAATCGCCTACAAGGGAACTTCTCCCGAAGCGCAACCCACGTATAGTACTCTGTATGTGATGGTAGAGTTAGAGGATCGACTAAAAACCCCTGTTCCATTACGCGATAGAACCTCTCCAACAGAAACTTACCTGAGTCTGAATATAGTTGTATGGATTTGGTTTTGTTTGTCAAGTTATTTTTTCTCATCGGACTACCTTTTTTACTTGACGAACCTCCTTTTGTATGGTATAACATTCGTTATCGAATGGGGAGGGGTAAATATATACACTAACTCGCAAGTATTAGTTATTATATTTAATAATCCGCGATATGTCAACATTTTGTGTACGAGCCGTGTGTGTGTCTAGTAGTATGCGACAAAGTGGTTGACACTCTAT